CATTGAGCACCTTCATGGTGCCATCTTTTTGCATCTCAAAATTATCAACGGCCAATTCAATACTGAATCCATCGCGTAAGCCTTCCATTGCCTCTGTGAGCGCATCGGTGCCGGCTGTGGTGTTAGCAATCTTGAAAGTCGCTGTCATTTCTTTATCATTCACACTCATGGCAATGCTCTTGCCAATTCTGCGTGTGTTGTCATGTTCTAAATTTAGAAAGACATCATTTGGCATGATTGATCCACGGGCAAAAACAACCTTGCCGGTTGATGCATTTGCGTGCTCATTGAAAGCAACGATGCGCCCGGTGATTGTGCGTGAATCTGAATCAGCTGCCGTGATGTGCATTGGTGTTGTTAGCTTCATGAGATCATATCCTCCATTTGTCTAATTTCATCGGTAGTGATTGCTCCGATGTCGAACAAAATCTTGTAAATCTCTGCACGCTCTTTTTCTGATCCGCGCAAGTACGCCTTCAAATCAAATTCAACGCGCTGTGTTGATGGCGTAAAATCTGGCATTGAAAGTCTTGAGGATATGCTGTTCATCAGAGGCAACAGCGAGAAATCCAACAAAGTTTGACGCGCCGTGCTGGCATTTGCATAGGTCATGGATGATCCAGTCGGCGCATCAATAAAGTAAGCCGGAATGCCTACGGCACGGGCCAATTCTGTTGCAATAATTTCACGCGCTGCGTTGAGGCCAATTTGCTCTGGTGTAAATCCAACTGTTTCCATGGAAATATCAGCATTTAAAAAAGCCGTTCCGCGGTTTCTTCTCGCTGACCCCCAAGCATCAAGCAATTTTGCAATGCGGTCAGCTGGCAATGCTGTGCCATTAGATTTTAAAACCATTGATGGCACGGGTTCGCGTGCATACATTGCAGCAGCTCTTTCCAGCTCTGCACCGGCGCGAATTGTGCGACCTGCTCTATTTAACAGACCTTCATCATTGCCGTAAAACACAACAAGCGATCCAACACCTGACATTGGAACGCGCGATCCATCAACTGTGTAATACTCAATTTGAGTGCCAATTGAATTTAAAAATACACCGACACGATTAGGAGCAACGCGCCACATTTGGCGAACGCGCCCGGTATCGGCAAACAAATCCATAATTTGAAAATAACTAAAACCCGTAAAAAGTAAATCCTCAGCCGCCCAACACCATGATGCAGCTCCCGGCACGCGCTTATCCGGATCATTAATAACAACCGGTTGATCAATAACCTGACCTGTTGTTTTGTCGCGTGTGAGCATTGGAATTGTAGCAATCGAATTGCAAATCATATTTCTTGCGCGTGCAATTGCTGGCACACTCATTGCTTCTTCACGGCTTGCAAGATAATCCGCGCCGCCAAATGGAAAAAATGCATCAAGAGTCGGAGCTGGCCCAATTTGTGCAGCTATGTCAGCACCGCGCATAGGCGCGACAGCTTCAATCGTGCGTTTGCGGTCAAATAATCCCATGGGCGCATTTTCTCAAAATGTCAAGCATCAACCCACTAAAATATCTATATCCGTTTCCGGGCGTGTCGCATAGTGCGTGCATAGTGCGGCTGCTACGGCAGCACACACGGCCGATTGGCTGGCTCGCCTTCCAATAACCCAACCGCCATCACCGCGCCTCAATTGCACAGCTGAAAGCATTTGCTCTGTAAGTGAGCTTTGATTTCGGTGTTTTAGTCTGCCGCTATTAATCGCGCCCAAAAGCTCATCGCATGCTTGCGGGTAATCGGCATCCATGTCGTGGATTGGAATACCCGCTGGCTGCATTCTGGCTGCAACGGCTCCCGATGTGCGGCGGCTGTATAGCAAATACTCAATGGGATATTTTCGGCAATAACTAGCTGCATCATTAGCAATTGCCCGATCATCTAGCTGAATGGTATTTTCCCAAGTGTGCAGCAGCTTTATCACAAAGCTCTCTGATCCAAGCTTTTGAGCCGCGACCAATGCGCAATGTTTTCTGTCCGGTGAAATATCGATGGCCATCCATGTCAATTTATCTTCATCAAGGTCAATTGTTTCATCTCCGCATGCTTGCCACTCTTTGGCACCAATAACGCTTGAGATTGTCTGCACCCAACGATTCAAAACCTCGGTTTGCACCACATCGGGAGGATCATTGAAAACGGCTCGGATATTGTCCGGGTGAATTGTTATGTTGAGGCCGGGATTGGCAAAAGCTGCATTTTCTAAGCTAATTTCATCAGTTGGTGCTGACCATTCAAAATAGCCCACATCATCGGATGCACCACTAGCTGCCGCCAACCCGCGCTCGCGCAATTGGTTTAAAACAATGCTGTGAGAATCACCGGCCGTGGAGAAGCAATTGACCTGTGGATTTTTGGCAGCCATCAATGTATATCTCATTGCGGCAAATGTCTCCATGTCGTGCAGCTCTCGAATTTCATCCATGTGGATTGATTCGGGTTTGCTCAAACCTCTAGCTGCTGATCCACCAGCTTTGATGATAAATCTATTTCCGCTAATGGTCTGAATCTCCTCGGCTCCATGTTGCCAGCGAATCCGCTTGACCTGATTTGCCAAATCGGCATTTTCCTCGATGATCTGAACAATTGCCCGGAATTGCTCCAGCGATGTCACCAGCCGGTGAGCTGTGGAGACTTGCAACGATTCATCCCAATGGAAAAGACCCATCAAGATTCTGGCCATCATGTAGGTTGATTTTCCGTTTTGTCTCGCAACAGTCGCAACTGAAATTGGGTGAAGGTAGCGGCCATCACTCTTAATTTTCAAGCTGTGTTCGGCCAGCCATTTTTGCCATGGCATAAAGCCGCCATCGATGATCTGGTCAGCAAAATCAATCAGTTCAAAGCCTCGCGTGGGCAAATCATTGAGCGGTGAGTGGATTCGTGGAGCTGTTACCGGCAAAAAAACCGATTCCAGCCTATCTGAGCCTAGTTCAGCCGTATCGCTACCAACTATGACCTGACCATGACTATTCATGACTTATCGACTCGTTTTGGGGTATAAACACACCATGGAGAGTCGGGGGTGTTCCTTCCGTATCAAAAAAACGGCCTCCTTTGGCTAAATTGCAGTTTTGGCACAATTGCCTCAAATTCCACAGCTCATCCCCACCGCCAAGCCTCTTTGGAATTACATGATCTATGTGCATTGGGCCTTCACTTTGGGCGCATTGCTGGCAACAGCCATCACGCTTCAATACTAGCTCTCTAATCTTACGCCATTGCCGTGAGCTGCCACCTTTCCAACCAGCAGACATCAATGCCACCCATGCTTTCGCCAATGTGCCAATGCACCATCGCAAATCTTTCCAGAATATCTGTGATTGATATAGCGCAAACTCCAGTCAATCATGCGATACCCGTCAAGGTTTCGATACTTAGTGTTACGCATTTGACCTAAGCCAAAGTGATTGCCATTGGGATTGATAGCTTCTACTCTCCAATTGCTTTCCTTAGTTATCAAGGTGTTGAAGCATTGAAACTCTTTGTAGTTAATGATCCTTGAATGTGCATAAAGCTTTAATGAATCAATTGATGTTGTTTGTTTCACAGCTTCTGTTGCATTAGCCGGTGTAATGCCAATTACACATAGCACGGCCCAAACCATCAAACATCGGCTGCGAGCTATCCGGCTCACCGGCTCGCTACCTCGTGTAGATGGTAATGATGCTGTCAAACACCAAGCGTAATCTTGGGCGATTCCAACAGGTTTCGCACACCTGTGCATAACACCTGTGGATAACTTTCTCATTGACTTAACTCAGCAATGCGAGCATCATCGACAATCTTGATGCCAAATGTGCCACAGCCCATGCATTGAGCAAACCATTCATGCTCTGTTAATTCAGCACCTTTTTTAAGGCCAAAGCGTTGCTTAGGCTTTCCGTAAAGCTTCTTGCATATTGCGCAATCAAATTGCAGGATGTGCATAGTTGCTCCTCGCTAATGTCTCAATGGGTTGCAGATTAGCCTGTGGCACAGTCCAATTGTTTTGGCTGGTGTTTTTGTATCTTGGCTTTTTGGCCACAGCTACGGGCATCCAGCCCACAATGTGCATCTTTGGTGCGTTGCCTGTAACCAACACAGCAATGTCACGATCCTCGCGGTCGCTCTCCTGTATCCACAAATTGCTGTTGGGATTGGCTGACCATTTGACCTCAATGTGTTCGCCTACATCAGCCTTCGATTTATCCCATGTGATGCCAGGTTGATAGTCATAACCTAACCGCTTGGCCACAACCATCTCAGCCAGCATTGATTCGCCCATTTGTGCCACATACTCAAACCATGAAAGGTTTTTGACTATGCGTGAGCTGTGGTCTGCTGATCTGTCGTGGCAATGTGATATGGCTGCAATCATGCATTGCACCTCCTCAATGCGATCTATCATCGGCAATCACCACAAAACCAAATGATTTTCTCCGTGCGGTCGTAGCCTTTTTGATAGCCAAATTCATCAAATTTGACAAGCCGTGAGCATTTGTCGCATTGCTCCACTTTGTATTCAGCGACAATCTCGCCATTTTCCATCAGCTTGCATGTCATTGTGCGTGGGTTGATAATCTCAACAAAGTCGCTCATGGTCACACCTGTGGCTTAAAAGTGCCATCGCTAGTTAATACATACCAACTTGGTTTGCATTGTTTTTCTTTGGCTTTCTCGCTGCAAAAGTAGCCAGCCCATGGCTTAGGTGCATCCGGTTTGCTTTGATTCCATCGCATTGATCCATGTGCGCACATTGGCACGCCATTAACCGCCCATCCAGTTTCATCAGCTTGTTCGGCTTCTTCTCTGGTCTTGTAGCTTGGCACATCGCCAAATTTGGTTGCCCAATAATCATGGTCGGCCGCTGGTGTTTCAGTCTTAACCGATGCCATGACCTCCTTTGTGGCCTTTTCCGTGCCACCCATGACCAATGCCATTACACGCATCAAAGCTGATGTGCAGGTATCTTCAATCATCCAGCGTTTCATTTTGTCCGGATAAGCTGCAAGAAAACCATGTGCATAATCAATGCCAGCCGGATCAATTTCTGTCTGATTGCGCCATGCTTTAGCCTGAACCAGAACATAGCCTTTTTCGGCATTAAATTCAATGATGTGCGTTTCAAGCCTGCCTTGCGGATATGTGGCAATCCAGCGATCTGTGCGCTCTTTGTTGCCTTCGTATGAGTCCATGAACGCCATTAGCGCACCGCCTGACCTGATGCATGGCGGCCTACGGCCTTGCCTCGCTGATAGCCATGTTTGTGGCCTTCTTTGTATCCAACCGCATAGCTGCAAATGGCCCATAAAATGCAGGCCAGCACCATAAATATAAACACACCAATTTCACCTGATGTCATTTTTTTGCTCCCGTTTCTGGGAGCCGTGTCTCAGCTCCCAAATACAGAGTGACAGGCAATGCCGACAAATTCAACAATCATGCGTGGATTGTGGCGTGTCGCTACTTCTTTAAAGCTATTTCAAGGAGTAGTTGATCTAGTCGTGCTTCTATCCGGCTAACTTGATCCTTGAGAGAATTGCCCCCATTCGGTGAAAGCTCGCGCATGATCGATTTCACCATGAATCTCATTGACGAATAGATGGCAGTCAGCACCGCAAGAACAAGCCCACCGACCGCCGTCCATTCGCCTACACTCATTTTTTTAGGCCAAGATCATCTTTAGGATTGGCCCAACGCGCAAGCATTGGCACTAATCCAGCAACCAAGCCCATTGCTAAATCCTTTGGGTTTTGATTACCAGTCATCCACACAGCTAACATGCCAGCAACAGAGCTACGCGCCCAAGATGCCAACAGAGCTTTTGCTTTATCCATTATTTTTCTCCTTTTGGTCGGTCGGGCAAATCACCCGAAAACGGGCCATAAGCTGGTCGGCCGTAGCCGACAACAAATGACCTTGCTCCCAAAGTTCTTGATTTAACCATGACTTCGCCGCCATTGCGCTGATCCCCACCACCGCTGGTGTTGCCTTCAATTGTCACGATTTGTTTTTCCGATGCCCGGATAACTAAACCAATATGATTAATGGTCACTTTGTCATCAATAATGAAATCGAAAAAGACAAAATCACCAATCTTTGGTGTTTGGTGCCATTGCTTGTTTTTCTTGAATGCCTCAGCTCCGGCTTTGGTGCTGACCACATTTGGCACTTTCACACCAGCTTGGTCTGCGCACCAATTGAGAAATGACCCACACCATGGCAGCTTGTCGGCTTTCATGTGCTTGCCATACTTTGTCTCGTTGTTTCCAGTCTCAGCTGTGCCAACCTCGGCAAGAGCAATTTGGATCAATCGAGGCAATGTGCCTTGTGGAAAATTGCTCATTTACAGGCCAAGCGCACTTTTCAATTCATCAATGGTCAATCCAGCATTTGCCAATTTTTCCGCAATCGTCAATTCAGCAAAAACGGCATTATGAGCTGCAACCGCATCGGCTAATTCTTTGTCGCTTGCATCATTGCCATCTGCCAAAGTGACTTCAATGATTTCTTTGTTATCGTCAAAAGTAGCATTTAAGCCTTTGCCGTTCAACTCTTGATCTAATTGGACAAGATTAATTTTTTTATTTGTTTTCATTATGACCCCATGTTAATTACAGTAATTTGACGATTTTCAAAATTAGCGGTTGCGCCTGATTCGGTTCTATATTTCATGGTAAAAGTGTTGCTTCCGGCGGTTAAATTTGTAATCATAAAAGCAGCAGAAGCACGAATAACATTTTGACCATTCGTTCCAGAAGGCCTTAAAGAAAGTGAATTTTTATCGGCTGCGGCAATGGTTGTGGCACCTGAAACAGCATAAGATGCCCATCCGGTATAACCGATCAAAGTAGTCGAAACAGTAGTCGAGATAATCACTAGAGCTTTTGTTCCTGTGGTAAGTGTAACAGCTGCCCCAGATGTTGCTAAATCTGTATAACTTGTCGATGTCGTTCCTTGCCCGGTTGTTACTTCGGCACTTGCAGATGCTGGCGGTGAGGCAGCTGCCCATGTCGCTGTTGTTCCGTTTGAGGTTAGAACTGTTCCATTTGTTCCAATTGCAATTCGACCAGCTGTATCAGCTGCGGTACCGACAATAAGATCACCAGCCGCATCAATCAATGATTTTGGAATTGCTGCATCGGCTAAGTCATAAGCTTGTTTCACAGCGTTGGCTGTTGCCGCCAAAGTGGTTGATGTGCTGGAGGTTGAATCGGAAAGCTGCACAGCTCCTTTTTGGGTAGTCAATGCATCTTGAATTCCAACAGTCACAGCACCCGATGTGCCACCACCTGTCAGCGGTGATGATGCTGTGATTCCGGTAATATCACCTTGATCATTCGCTATCCAAACAAAATCCATGTCTGTGTTTGAATTTTTTGCCAAAATCTGGCCAGATGTGCCACCTAGTAAATCGGCCATTGATGTGGCAACAGCTTGCCCAAAGACTTCAAAGTCAGCAGGTAAATCTGTTACCAAATCCGTTGCCGTAGGCATTTGCCACGAAAACGGGGTTGTTGGATTGCTCATTTTTTCTCCTTACGCTACGACTAACGCATCAGCCCAATTTAGGCTTCCGCTAATTGAATTCCATGTTTCTGCAGCTGAGACATCTTGCCATTGCATGGCTTGCAAGCTAAATGACAGCGGAGAAATTATCGCGGTAACCGATACTGAATTGTATGAGGCACGCCATGACCAGCCTTCGACAAATCCAAGATATGTGCCGGAGGCCATATTGAGCGGCAAATCGGTGATGCGTAAAGGCAAGCCCATAAAAATGTTAATCAAGGCATCTCGGTCAGCATCATCAATTTCAGAGTTTGTCAGCTCAAAAGTAATTTGATTGAAATTGGCCTGCGGATAAGCTCTAAGAGTCAAATAAAAAGCTGCCTGATCTTCGGCATCGACCTGATGTTTGATGGTTGTAGTGATGATTTGAGCAAGCCGGCCATATAAGCCAACAGATGTGGCATCAATGTCTGTAACCTCGGAGTTTGAATTTGTGCCATATTTGATAACAATTTCATTTCGAATGTCACCAGCTCGAGTCTGCACAAAGAGTGAATTGGCAATGGCCTGAGCTGCCGATACATCGGTGTAGCCATTGGTGGCCAAATAAATTGAGCGATGGTCTGCCGAGGCATAGGAAATTTGGCCTTGAGCGTTTTCGTAGATATAGCCCAATCCCGATGTTGCAAGAGCTGACACCAATGAATAAACATCAATTGTTGATGATGATCTAGCTGCCAATTCGTAGCTGCCGGGTGTGTCGATTTCGCCTAAGCCTGTGTTTTGTGCATTTTGCCATTGCTCTGTTGGATTATAGGTTGCCCATGTCAAAGCTGCCGGCACTTCATTCCATGAGTTAATAAGCAAATCGGTCAGAATTGTCAAAATCTGATCCCCATCAAAATCCTGTGACAAAACGCCATCTGTCAAGGCTTTTGGCAATCTAGCCAAGGCTCCCACAGCTGTAATTTTAATTGATTGGTTGATGCCAACCACACCCGATGCAGCTATGCCAATGCCTAAATCAACGACTGTGCCGCCAAAGATTGGCACAAATGTAGCTGTGGAATCTTGCAATTCAATAGTGACAGAATCATTAATTTCAATGTCGATGTTGGATTGATCTAAATTGATTAGCTCAAGATTTACATATCCTGCATTTGCCTGCTCATAAATGTTGGTGCGACCTGATGTGGTCGAAAGGTTGGCCAAAACATAATTTGTATATTGAACACCGCCAATTTTGACACGCCAAACAGGATTAAAAAGTGTCATAAATAAACCAAATTCGATGCGCCATTGGT